TTCAACAGCAGTAAGATCCATAACTGGACGAATGACCGGATTTATATCAAGATTATCATTAAGAGCATCATTAATACGACGTACTGCAGCACTCATACCAGATATTGCTTTTTTACCAAGATTTTCACTAGCATTTACAACATTATTAGCATTCTTTGACATGCCTTTTACGAAACCTTGGGCAAGATTTATACCCATTTCTTCTGTTACTTTAGAAGGTGAGGCAATACCAAGTAATGTTTTAAGAGCAGTAATAATCGCTGAACCTATAGTACCAATAACATCAACAATACTTTGAATACTGCCAAGAAGACCATCTGTGAGTCCTTTTATGATTGCAGCAGCTAGATTTCCTATAGCAGTTTGTAAATCAGGACCATTTTCTTCAACAGCTTTTGTTATACCGTCAATAAAAGATATAAGTAAATCAAAACCTGATTGAATAATATCCGGCAATTTTAATCCTACTGCATCAAGAAATTCAGTAATAATTTCGCCAACTACAGTTACTACTTCCGCAATATTATCACGTATACCTTTTAAAAATCCTATTAAAATATCAAAAGCAGATTGTGTAAATTGAGGTATACTGTCTGCAAGGGACAATAACAATTCTCCAATTATAAACAATATAGCATCAATTGCTTGAGGAACCTGATCTCTAATTAATTGCCATAGAGCATTTAATAATACAGTTAGAGCCGCAACAATATCAGGAACAGTCTCGATAATAACAGTACACATTGTCTGTATAAGTGTTATCATAGCCTCGCCAACTACAGGATATGCTTCAATTATTAACTTCGCAAATAGAATAATTCCATCTACGATAGCTGTAATTAGCATTGGAATAATACCTAAAAGTATTGCCACCATAGCAACAAAAGCCGTAGCACCTGCTACTCCTGACACAGCTAAAGCAGCTAAACCAGTTGAGAACATTAATAAACCAACGCCAATTAATGCCACTGCTGCACCAATTAATACAATCGAAACAGCTAAACCTAGTAAAGTAGGAACAACAGGAGTTAAAACAGCACCAGCAATACCAAGAATAATAAACATTGCAGCAAGTACTCCAAGAGCTATAGCTATTTCTGTAAGGCCCATAGATCCTAATGTTTTTAATACAGGAGCCATTACAGCTAAAGCTCCAGCAACTACTAATAATGCTACAGCACCACCAATAGATCCTTGCATAGCGTACATAGCAATACTTATTATAAGTAGTGCACCAGCTAAAGTTGCTAATCCTTTACCTATTTCTTCCCATGTCATATCTGACATAGTAGTTAATGAATTAGCAAGAATATAAATTGCTCCTGCAATTATAGCAAGTGCTACAGCAGTAACAATCATATTTTTAGGCATAAGATTAACCGCAATAACAATTGCTAATAAGGCGCCTGCCATTCCTGCCATACCTTTAGAAAGTTGATCCCAAGTAAGATTACCCATTCTAGTTATTGCTTCCGCAAATATAAGCATAGCGCCACCAAGAATAGCCATACCAATAGCAGTTGCAATTACATTCTTTCCATTTCCTGCTAATCTAATAAAAACTCCTAATGCTAATAAAATAGCACCAATTGTTATTAGACCTTGCTTTAGAACACCTATATCCATATTACCAAACTTTTCAACTGCTACTGACATTAATAATATAGCACCTACTAAAGCAAGAATTCCAACTCCACTACTAACACCCATTTTATTACTAGCTAATTGAGTAAAAGCAGCAAGTTCAGCAAGGACTAATCCAATAGCAATAAGACCATTTTGTAATCTAGCAGGATCAATAGATCCTAATTTCTCAACTACACTAGCAATTATCTTAAGACCAACTGCTAAAATAGCAATACTAATAGCCGCACCTACAAAACTTTTAGCATTAGCTCCCAATGTTCGCATAAATAGAACAAGACCCGCTGATATTAGTGTTAATCCAGCTAAACCACTTTTCAATTCAGCAGGATCAATATCAGATATTTTCTTAATAGCAGCAGTTAGAATTAAAAGTGACACACTTATTGCTATAAGAGTTAATGATAATCCGGCAGCTCCTAACCCACTTCCACCTTTATTAAGTCCAGCCATTGATAATGTTAAGTCGGCAAATAAAATTGTTACTGAACCAATAGCCGTTGCAAGTTTCTTTGAATCGATCAATGATAAAACTAATAAAGCTGCAGCTAAAATACCTATAGCAATAGCAATATTTAACAATGTTTTTGATTTAAGATTTTGTTGATAAGCTTCAAGACTTCCTCTAACAGCATCTAAAATACCAGAAACTCCTTGGAACATATTCTTCAAACTATCTAAAGTTCCTGTACCTGATTTCATAAATTTAGTAATTGTTACAAGAAAAGCGCCAAGAAAACCAGCATTCAGTGTATCAAAAAGATTACTAAAATCAAGAGTAGAAACAGCATCAAATATAGCAGTACCAAGTTGACCTAAAATTTTTCCTAACCATGTTCCTAATTTTAAAAGAATCGGAGCTGATTTTGCAAGAAGACCTATTAAACCATCCATTACAACCGATACAAATTTAAATAAAATTTCTAATGGTTTAAACCGATCCAAAAGTTTATCAAAAAAGCCATCACCCGCACCAATATTAATCTTCTTTAAATCAAAAGCAGATTGAAAACCTTCTTTGAATCCTCCTAATGCATTTTTAACGCCTTCTTTTAAAAGTAAGAATTCAATTTTAAGTCTCATAAATGCTGTAGTTACTTTAATTACAAAATCTTCAACAGCAACCTTAGCATCTACAAAATATTCTTTTATTCTTTCTATGGCTTTTCCAAAGGTATTATTTGATTTTATTAGAGATCTAACCATTAATAAATGTAAAGATAATTTCGTTACATAATTAAGCATACTAGTAAGTGCTGGTTTTATTCCACTTGTATCAAGTTTTCCAAAACTACCAAGTAGAGCAGTTATTGCCATTTTCCCAATGTCTAAAATAGCAAATAATCCACCAAAAATTGTACTTAATTTTTTAGTGGTATCCATACTAGGCTTAAGTGCATCAGTAAAATCTTTTAAAAGTTTAGTAATCTTATAAAGTCCTGATCCAGCTGGACCTTTACTAGGAAACATTTGATTCCAGACATCTTTAGCTATACCCATAAGACGAAGAACAGTATTAATTACATTTTTAAGAGCTTCAATAGCAGCTGTTCGACCACCTAAATCGGCCCATCCTTGAACCATATTATTGCGTGCATCTGAAGAACCTTGGATAAGAGCACCAAATGTATCATTAAGATAGGTAAAGAACACCTTGGCTTGTCCAAAGTCACCAAGAATAATTTGCCAAGTTTTTGCCCAACCTGACTGAAGTGCTTCTGCCATAGTCTCTCTTAATTGAGATAATGTCTTAACTTTAGTCGCAGCATCATTAGCAGTCTCGCCAAGTTTTATAATTCCAGCTATCTGTTCCTCGGTATATCCCATTGTTTTTAACTGTTCTGCATTAAGATCACCGGTAAATTTAGATAAAGTTTCAGTTAAAATATCACTTGTTAGCCAACCTTTTTGTAAGGTTTCTCTAAAACTACCTTCACTCTTAATCATATCGTCGATAGCGACTCCATGAAGACGAGCAGTTTCTTTAAGAGCATCTTGAAATACTTGACCACCCATACCAGCATTAACAACAGAATTCCAGTCCATAAGTTTCACTGTACCAGAAGATAATGCTTGCGATAACTGGTACATAGCCGTAGCAGCTTGCTGTGAATTTGAACCAGAAACAGCAGCTAAGTTAGCAATACCTTTAATAGCGCCTGCAGCAACATTTAATTCAATACCAGCAGCAGTAAAGGTCCCCATATTTTTAGCCATCTCTGGAAAACTATAAATAGTTTTATCGGCATAGACATTCATTTCTTCAAGTATGTCGTTAACTTGCTGTAATGTAGTACCTTTTGATGCAGTGTTTGCCATGATTGTTTGAATGGCATTCATCTGCGTTTCATATTCTGAAAAACCTTTCTTTGCTGGCGCAGTAATAGACGTCCACATCTTTTTTCCAAGATCCATAACAGCATTTGTAAGGTTTTGGAGAACAGTAATACCGATAACTCCTAGAGCAGAAAATTTACTAGATATATTTTGAACACCCTCAGCAATTGGACCTATATTAAATGCTCTTCCTGCTGCGGCAAGATTTTGTAAACTTCTAGCCTGTTCAGTAAGATCTAATCCTTTTTTTAATTTATCTAGAGAGTCAGTGCTTTGCTTTACACCAGTCTCAAATTGCTTATTATCAAATCCTAAATTAATAGCACGATTATCTATAGTATTACTCATAACTTGGACACCTCCTTCCATATTGCTTCAGAAATTTGACTTAATACAGGTTTCATAGCTCTATTAATATAATCAATACCTTGAACATAGCCTCCCCCTTTTGTTCCATGCCCATATTGAATAAGAATAGCGGGAATAGCACCATACTCTTCAAAATTATTTAACCAAAATATTTTATAACCATTTTTAGTTATTTCTATTTCGTAATCCCAACCAGAAGCAGTTTGTCCTGTATCTTTTGGTGTTGCCAAAGCAAGAGCAGCAATTCCTTGTATTGCGTATTTTTTAATAATATTTTGGAGTCCTAGTTTTTGAGCATTAGACAAAAATCTTTCTGTATTCTTAAAATTTCCTACTTGTTTAATAGTAATCATATTATCCTGCCGTATTTAATTCTTTTTTACGAGCTTCATTAAGAGCTCGATTACGTGCATAGATATTTCCTTTACCAGTCTTTTTCTTAGGTTGATTCTTAATATTACAAACATTAATAAGTGTAAGCAATCTATTAAGATGCCATTTTTGGCATTCAAATGGTATAGTAAGAGCAACCATCCAATAATAAATAATTTCTGCCGTGATTATTTCTCTATTAATAACATTTTTATTATCATCACTAAACGTTGTAGCAGTCATTGGTGCTTCGATATATGTACTTACTTCATTAATAATTTCGTTAGTAATACAATTATAGACATCGAAATCGACATTTTGTGTTACAGTCATACAACGTATATAGTCTATAGTTTCTTCAGACGTTTTTTCCGTTTTTGACATAAAAGGTTTGCACCATTTTGACTCCCATTTTGATAAGGAGACTAGAGAATGCTCCAACTGCAAAATTTGTTCTTTTGTTTTAACAAATTCATTAGTTTTCTCATTCCATAACTCTGTAGCAGGAATAGTAATCTGCAACATCTCTAGTCTCCTTATAATTTCTATGATTTAGGCGGAGGATTACTTGTAGCGGGAACAATTCCATTAATAAAAGTAGATGCAGCATCAGAATCTGTAGCTAATTCCATAAACAAATTGCTATACGCCTGTGTTTGCATAAAAGAATCTCGAAGTTCCTTGTTTTTTACAAAATACTTTCCATCCGCAGACTTCTCGCCATATGCTTTTCCAATTATCTCTTTGAACATCAAGATAATGGTTTCATTATCTTGAGCTTCAATAATCCTATTAATCTTTTCGGCGAGACCACCTTTAGTCGAGAGTTCCATCTCGGCAATTTCAGCCTGTGTAAGGTTGAAATAAAAGGTTTCCGTTCGTTCATTACCATCAAAATCTACATAATTGATTGTCTTTTTAAGCATTTTATTCTCCTTTCAATATTTTAATTGCACTCGATTGTTAGTAATCCGTATTCATTTGCACAAGCATTCTCAATTACACATCCTCTTGCTTCTCTCCACCCTTTAGCAAAATACGCAACATCCGCTTTTGACATAAGAAGTATAGATTTCCCAAGATACCAAAGAGGTTTTGCATCGTCAGGAGCATCTTTTATAAAAGAATCAATAACATTAATTTCTTCCCCAAATGAATTTCTTACTTCATCAATGGCTATTTCTTTTGCTTCTTGAATTTCTTTATCTGATTTTCCCTTCATTGGTTGACTAATAAATAGGTTTATCATATACTCCTCCTTAAAAAAATAAAAGGAGTCCTGAAGATAATTCCTCAAGACTCCTAAAATACGATTAAATATCTTTATACGTGTGTTAAAAGAGTCTTTACTACATCTGGAAGTGGAAGATTTGCAACGCCACTTGTAGCATCACCAAATAATTCATCTTCAAGAAGAGCAAGTTCCTCAGCAGTTGCAACTGTTGAGTCGACAATAATCAGAGACGTTGGTTGTAAACCAGTAACAAGTACTGGAGTAGTAGCAATTTCCCAACTAAAGGTAATAGCCTCTGGAGACTCATTAATGGAAGCATATGCTTTTTCAGATGGAGAGGCTAAACAACCATAAAGTAAATGGAGTTTATAACCAAGATCTTGTCCGCCAACATCATTACCTAACTTAGTACGATAGACTAGACCAAATTTCTTCCTACCTTGCTGGCCAACTATTGCACCAGTTGCCAATGCAGCAGATCCATCACATTGTCCAAATTCTGCTGGATATGTATAAGCCTCAATTGTTGCAGAAAATTCCTCGGCTGACATCAAAGTTAAATACTTAATATTATCAGCATAAAGTGGCGTTGGTTCTGCACCGGAAGGACTTTCTGTAACAGCAGTCAAACCATTCCAAGGAACACCTAATGGATATGCTCCATTAGCGTCCATAACATACAGAACGCCTTTATCTATACCAGTTTCAAAATAACGTTTACCAGTACCATCCCAAGTAAGTTTTGTCATTTTATTTTTTCCTTTTAAAAATAGATTACGAAAATATTGTGATTAAGATTATCAGTAACAAAATGTCTATCAAATATACATTTTTGTAGTAGAGCGATTTTGTCAGGAACATTACTATCAGGATCTTTATCTATAATGGTTAATGAATAACGTTTTTCAACTTTGTATGGATAATTGTCTGCAAATATGGTATCCATATCATCTAAATTATAGACAATACACGGATATTTCATTGTAATAGTAGGAGGGGGTTGGAAATATACATTTCTAGAACCCAATAACGTTTCGAGGAGAGATTGCAATTCAAGTCTAGTTCCCATTATACACCCCTCCCACTGTCAAAATGATACGGGGTCTCTGGATTTCAAACGAAGTTATCTTCCAAGAAGACCCCATTATTTTTAAATACCGCATATATTGAGTATTACTAATGGTAAATTCGTCAGCAAGAATACTAAAACGATTATCAATAGTTAAATTATCGTTAACTTTATCACCATTTTCCCAACGTTTAGTATTACGAAGAATATCTCCACTGCATGGACGCTCCGTAACTACTTCGCTATACACTCCTGGCGCAGTTTCGCTCTCTTCACTTTTAGAATATCCAATTAATCCGTGAAACTTTGCCATATTAGAGCTCCTTTAAATCATTATGCCTGCGCGCGCTCGATAACAAGAGCTGACTTAGGCAGGGTTAAAGCACCAGAGCAACGGGTTTCGATCAAGTACTTGTACTGGTTGTAATCAATATCGAAATCATCGAACATACTTACAGCACCACCCTTATCGGCACCAATAGTATAATCATAAAGATTAACAATCAAAGCAAGTAGATCATATTCCAAAGTATCAGTACGATGAAGTCCTTCCATAATAGGAACTTCGACAATTCGTGAAACACGAAGAGCTGCAGCAAGATCAGCTTCTGTATTGTAAATCCGACGCCCAGTGGTGTCTTTGATCAGAAGCATTGAGGTTATGAAACTAGGACTACCAAATAAGGTTGGGGTTCCTGAACCCTTATAGTTAACACGACCTAGAATAATCTTGTCCATAACTTCTTCTGGTAGATTATCAGTGGCAGGAAGTTGGATTTTATGAGAATAGAGAACGACATCTGTCCAAATTGGACGAACGCAGGTTTCATCAATATGATCGTCAGAAACTTGTGACCGACCATCACCAACTAATACTGCACGTGCAATTTCCTCATCCAACATTACACGCATTTCCATTTTTAACCAAGCAACAACATCAAGATCAGTAATATCAACAATATCATCGCGATCAAGTTTCTGTTTCTTGTAAATCGTGGTAGGTGTGGTAGTACGTTTCAAAAGACCAAATACTTCGTCTTTCTTTAATCCAGCAGTAACATAACCCATAGCTCTCGCACTTTCAACTGTAATATCAGCCTGAACACTCTTAATACGAGAGAACGGAGTGTGACGAGTCCCGCTAAGAACAGGACCAACCCAGGTCTGATCACGTTTAACAAAAGTAGGTTCAGTTGCTAAAGCACGTGCATCTGGGAATAGATAATCAATATTATCAATGCCATAAGTACCAGCATGCGATAAAATAGATTGTTTTAAGGAACCAAATTTAAATGCATCAGCAGTTATTTCTTTAAACTGATCATGACTTAAATGAACACGATTACTGCTATCCGAGCCGTCAAAAACATTGTTTTTCATTATTTCTTTATCTCCTTCGTTATTAGAATTTTCTTTTGATTTTTCATTTGAAACATCAGAATGTTCTGCAACTTCATCTGTTGTTTCTTCACCATCTAATACAGCACCCATAATTGCATAAACAGCGGTCTTTTGCTTTTCGCTAAGAGTATTAAATACATCCTCAACAGTTTCATCTTCTTCTGCTTTAGCAGGAGTATCAACATGCTTGATCTCTTCAACTGGTTTTTCTTCCTTTTTATTCTCTAATTCCAAACCAGTATATATAATAGCCTCTTCTTCATCCATAGTAATATTACCATCACTATGTTCAAAAGATAAATTATCGATCACAGCACCTGGATTTGCACCAGCCATAACCAAACTAACTTCGCGAATCATACCGTGAATAACATTTTTAGCCTTTTCAACTAATTGATTAGCAAAAATTGATAAATATCTTACATCACCGTGTTCAACAAGAAGTTTTCCATTCTTTCCTGAATCAGTATCATTAAATCTGCAATAAGCATATACACCATCTTCACGATTTTCAAGTACTGCGTGACCAAGAACATTTGCTGGTTCGTTATGCTGATGTTGCCAAACTAATGGTACTATTTGACCGTCATTATCCTTAAACGCATCTTTAATAATTGTACGTCCATCAGTGCATTTAAGACCGTTTTTAGTGGCGTAACCACCAAAATCGAATTTTGATTTTTCCATTATTTATAAACTCCTTCCATTTTGATTAGTTTCACTTTCTTCATCGATCGGATTCTCTTCGGTCGTTACCACTGGTTCTGGTTCTAATTGGGGTTGTGAACCGGGTTGATTAAGATTCTTATTACGTAATTCATCTGCACTTGTCTCAGAACTCGGCTTTCTACCTACAATTTGACGAAGTTCATTAGATGTTAGAATTTCATTCCTAGTAAACTTGTCAGCTATTTCAGCAATCTGACTAACTGGAACAAGTTTAAATGGATCTCTAAGCGCTTCAATAGACTGACCTTGAGTTCGACCGGTTTTAGTTATGAAAACACGTTTCATTGCATCTATAACGGCGGCAAGAATAGGCTCAATTGATCGATTATAGTAATTTAACATCTCTTTTTCATCTGCAGTACCATCAAAGACAGCTTTCGTTAAACCTAACTGGCTATAAAGCATACTCGTTAAGAACTCAATCTGTGCCATGAGGTTATTTTCGGCAGGTCTATTCAATTGGGTAATCTTTTCCGTTCCGTCAGTATAAGCAATACCATACTTTGAATCCTTTAATTGGGATTCAATATCTGCTCTTCTATTTTCAGCTTGTTGTCTTCGTGCATCCGTTTTAATTACATATGGTAATTGAATAATTAAATCCAATTTTCCCGATCCACTTTGCTGATCTATTACATCTAAAAGATTTAATTTTGTTACTAAACGCTGTAATGTAGAATTTGGTTCATTCATTACAGCATAAAGTGGATTTTCAACAATAGCAACTACAGATTTAGGAAGTGTAATATCCTGTTTAAATCCAGTTTCGTCATTATAAAGACTAACACGAACATGCTTTGGATGCCAACTAATAATTTTTGCTGTTCGCATTGTTATAATATCATATGATCCAGTAATTGCAGGATTTAAAGTAGTATCAATGGGAACTAACGCCACAACACCTTCATCACACATAGACATCACAGCGTCCTGTATAAATGCACGACCTGTTTGATCTATATTTGCTTCAAGTGTAAGACAATTATTAAGACCTGAATCAATAGTTGCTAAATATCTTCCATCTTTGTCAAGACGAACATGTTGAATAGGAATACTAGCTACATCTATACCAATTCTAGTATAAATGGACGAAACAAGTGAATTTTCTGTTCCCATTCTTAAACGAAATAAATCAGGTCTTATACTATAACTAGGTCCATAATTGATATATCCTTGATTAGAATCACCGTATCGAATGGCATTCCATGCATGTCGTAAACGATCACCAAATGAATTTGGCACTATGCACCACCTCCTTATTAATTTATATTTTTCTAATTATCATACATAGTCTGCCGATATCCTCCTTTAATAAGCCGAACCGAGAGCAATACGGCGCCAATTCTTGTCCGCAACAGTATTATCTGCAGAACAAATATATAAATAACTAGTACCTACCATTGCTTGTCCTGCAATACCTGTTGTTCCATCTACACCACCAGCCATCTTAACTGCAGCACCAGTAAAAGCTCCATTTGCCATTGTTTCGGCTAAGACAGTACTATTAGCTAAAACACCCGCAATATCTGCAGTCAATACAACATTATTAACATTAGCAGTTGCCGTAATAGGTTCCGTACCACTAGCATTAATCGCTGCAAGAAGATGACTTCCAGTATTAGCTGCAGAGCAGTTTGTTCCACCTGCTAATGCTGTTAAACTGAAAACATTTGAACCAGATGCAAAGTTTTCAGTAGTTCCAATTGAATTGCCAACAGTTCCACCAACTAAGGCAGTAATAGCACTTATATTTGCATTAAAAGCGCCTGCAGCAACTAATGGATGAGGAATATTATGACCATCACTACCATTAATAGCTGCCACAATAGCTGCTTGAGCTGAACCTAAACTAGTTCCAACACTAATTTCTGTATCTAAATTATCAGTACCATTGGGAACAAATACGTAAGTTTTTGTTCCAATAGTCATAGTATCGCCAGCAGTAGGTTGGACAGCAACAGTTAAATTATCAGTAGCATGAACTGCATGATCTGAAATATCAATTGCTATATTTGTAGGAAGTGTCTTTGTTAGAGTGCTATCCGCACAAAATTCATACATATCCTTACCAATTCTTACTGTTTCACCATCAACTGCTACACCAGATACTGCTAATTCCATCGTGGCATTAACCGCATTTACTGCCGAGCCAACAACACCTAATTCTTTAAAGTATTCGTGAAGTCTAATTTGTTCGGCTGTCAAACTAGCAATTTGATCTTTTGTTAAATCAGTCATTATAAAATCTCCTATATTTTAATTTTCTCTTACTGGAATAATTATTGATTTTTCTAACGTTCGTTCATCAAAAGTATGAATACGACAAGTTAAACGATAATCTTTATTTCCTGTTCCACCAGACACCCAAATTGTGCAAACAGTATCAATATCGTAATCAATTCCTGCAATGGTTACAGCATTCTCATTAGAACTAACTTTAATTAATTCTGGTGGAATAGTTTCTGGAAGGAACCAAGTAGCAGTATCAATAGTCGATCCTTGCAATTCTCCATGATCATTTTTACTACCGTCATTGAGACCTGTTTCTATATCACACCAAATAATAAAATATGGTTCAATGTTATTAGGATCTTTACTTGGTAAAATTGTTTGCATCTAATCTCCTCTCTTATCTCGCCAAGAGACATGAGCACGTTTGTCTCTAAACAATACTTCAACACGTTTATCACGGAATAAAACCGCTGCTGCATGACTACCATCTACAAACATATACAAAGATGGTGGTTCAGCTGTAATAGAATTAAATCGTTCAAAATTAATAGTACTTAATGCTATTAATAATGTTAGAGGAGTAATAGTATCAATTCTTCTAAGTAAGACTCCTTCAAATATAGATCGAATACCATCTACTAATAAATCATTAGTATATTCTAGAGTAACGTTCTCGTATATATATAAATAAGCATTTGGAATTAATCCATATGATTGAGAAAGTTCTATCATATTTTGGATTGTAGTTTGTGAATTGTTATTCAATCCACTAAAACGATTAAGTATTACACTTTCATTAACTTGACCTTGAGCTTCTTCAGATACTATTAAACCATTTAAACGAGTTAAAGTAACAGTATTATTAACTATATTCTGATTTTGTAACGTTATTCCATCAGAACGAGTTAAAGTAATACTATCATTAATTAAAGTCTGATGTTCAACTACTGTTAGCGCTAATATACGAGTTAGAGTAACAAAATCTTTCTCATTGGTTTGAGTTGATGGAGTAATAGTATTAGAACGAGTTAAAGTAACACTATTATTAACTATATTCTGATCTTGTGGTAATAGTATCCCATCAGAACGAGTTAAAGTAACACTTTCATTAATTAAAGTCTGATGTTCAACTACTATTAGCGCTAATATACGAGTTAGAGTAACACCTTCATTAGCCTGTCCTTGAGTTTCTTCAGTTATTGTTATGCCAACAGAACGAGTTAATGTTACTCCATCTTTTTCATTTGTCTGACTTGATGGCACAATAGCATCAATACGATTTAATGTTACTCCATCTTTTTCATTTGTCTGACTTGATGGCACAATAGCATCAATACGATTTAAACTTACATTTTCAAGAATGGTAGGTCGAGATGCTTCAGTAGTAAGACCTAAAAACTTTGCTAAACTAACATTTTCAAGAATAGTTGGTCTAGATGCATCAGTGGTAAGACCTAAAAACTTTGCTAAACTAACATTTTCAAGAATAGTTGGTCTAGATGCATCAGTGGTAAGACCTAAAAACTTTGCTAAACTAACAGAATCTTTCTCGTTTGTTTGACTTAATGGGGCAATAGTATCAATGCGATTTAAAGCAACTACATCTTTTTCATTTGTCTGACTTAAAGATGTAATAGTATCAATACGATTCAAACTAATAGTATCATTTAGATTTCCTATTGCATTTTGAGTTATACCTTTACTATAAGACAATGATATAGAATCATCTATTGCACGATATCCATCGGTTACAAGACCTAAAAACTTTGCTAAACTAACATTTTCAAGAATAGTTGGTCTAGATGCATCAGTGGTAAGACCTAAAAACTTTGCTAAACTAACAGAATCTTTCTCGTTTGTTTGACTTACTGAAGTAATTCCATGATTTTTTAATAATGTCACAGATTCAGGTATAGTAAGTACTTCAATCGATGTTAAATATTTTTTACAAGACAAAGTTACAGATTCATATATTGTAAGTGACTCTATAGCAGATACTGTCTTATTAGTTATTGCTAATGTTGCAGTCTCTTCAGTAGCAGCACTAGTCCAACTAATAATAACTTGACCATTACCACCTAGTCCGCCCGCACGCGCGGTACCATTAGATCTACCAGCTCCACCGCCACCTGCACCAGATGCTGTTCGGAATGCATTACCGTTAGCATTACGAGCACCCCCATTACCACCAGATCCACCACCGTTAAAACCAGTTGATCCTGTCTGTATATTCGTGTCTACGCCATTATTAGCGTTACCAGCTCCAGCGCCAGCTCCACCACCTACTGATGATCCAGGTGCATTGGCACCATTTCCACCTTTATAGGAAGTACCTACTGTACCGTTAGCTGCACCGCCAATACCAGATCTATTACCTGCATAATTACCATTAAGCCCACCTGCACCAGCATTGGCACCAACTATAATAGCGGTATTACCACCAGAATTATTATAAAAATTTGATGTTCCACCTGGTGAACCATTATTATTTCCTGCAGGACCACCTGCACCACCAGCACCAACATTATAACCATGTAAATTTCCTGGCACAAGTCCACTTATAACTAATCTAACATAAGCTCCACCGCCCCCACCACCGGCACCGCCTGCGACGGCATTGTTTGTAGAACCACCGCCCCCACCACCGGCACCCCAAATTTCGACTGTTACCGAGGTAACACCAGCAGGGACAGTCCAATTTCCTGCACCAGAAGTAGTATAAGTATTATTGGGCATTTAAACACCCCATTTCTCTAGTACTTCATGCATCTGCCTTACTTTTTCTTCACGAGAAATTGTGTATTGATGCCATAAATATGTTCCAGGAATTGAAAAATCTGTCATTATTTTTATAACTGTTGTAAACTGAAGACCATATTTAGCAATATTTCGAGATACAATATAATCATCGATCAAATGCTCTCGAGTAATAACCGTATTAAGTTCATCTTGGATAGGAAATATATTGTCAAGAGCCTCCTCATATGTAATATCATCTAATGGATGCCATAAATCTAAACACCAATCAGATCCAATGGTAAACCAATTACAACTTCCTATATGCCGTCCATCCCGTCTAAAATATTTATCATATCTCCAACGATTATTTGCCATATCGTTTCCATTATGGCAAACCGTATCTTTATGTATAAATTCGGTTGGATCAAACATATCAGGATGAACAAGAGCATCAGAATCAATATATATGTTCCAGTCAGAATTTTGACCAAGATTATAAATTTGCAATTTCTCGTATACCGGAGGTAGGGACGGAAATTTGCGGTCGGTTATGACATGAAAATCCGCCCCTATCTTGTAAGCATATTTTTTTAAAAGTGGATATGTAAGAGCGGTAATTTCAGGAGCATAGCCGTCTACATTTAATGTAAACAGCGTCTTCTTCATATTAGCTCGCAGCTGCTGTACAGGTGATCGTTACATTCAAAACATCATTATCTACTAGAGCACGGTTCTGACTAAATGCTCCACCACCGTATAGAATACCGGTTGTGCCACCTTTGTTATTAGTGGTAACAATAAATGCACCACCCAAAGTAACACTACCTGAGATAGTGAAAACTGCCTTACTAGCTGAGTTATCAACACTCTTACTAGCTACAGCACCAAGAGTTAATACCGGACGAGTAGCCTCATCGTAAGTACTACTCTCAGTCCAACCTGCGTGCGCGCCATTCATAGTATCTCCAGCTGCAAAGGTTGGAGATGATCCAACTACACCAACATACCAGGCAGCTGTATAAGCAGATCCCTTTAGATGTTTAGCCAAAGAATCTTCCAAACCAACATCAACTACTAAGTTATCAACTTCTTCGACCCATAAAAGTTTACCATCTCGAAAAGCTTCAATTTTATAACGATTTTTAAGTACTTTATCAACACTTTGAACAACTGGATTAGCAATAACACCTGCAATTACATTAATATCGTTTACACGATTTTCTTCCATTGTTTTATTCTCCTATTCAAAAGTTTCTTTATTTGCTTTATAAGCTATATAAGCATCCATTAATGCGGAAACGGGATCAATTTTTTGTTCATACCGTTTCTTTAAAAGTTTTCTATTACCATTGGTATCTTCTAATGTAATAGCATTTCCCATTGCAAAAGTCATAAGTTCTTGATCAAAAATAAGCATTCGTTCTTCAGAAAGGGTCTTCAATTCGCCAAGTGGAACAGATTCTGTCTTTGCTCCCTGAATAACTTTTTCTATACCATAAGAACCATTCTCTCTTTCCCATCTTTCGATGAACTCTTTTGCATTATAGGGATCAAATCCTACACAACGAACATCATAACTTGAGTCGATTATAAAATTATCTAAATCCTCATATACCTCCATCATATCTAGAACAGTGCATTCGAGAACTTGAAGACTTGTTTCTTCAATAAATTGCTCATATTTTATCCTCATAGCACCTGGTAATTTCTTTAAAGTTAATGAAGTAATATAACAACGAGTCTTAATTCCAAAAGATCCATTTGGTAATGGAAATAAGAATAGGAAGGCACAAAAATCGTCACCTTGCGAAAGATCGAATCCTAGTGCACATGGTAATGACCAAAAATCTCTATGCCTATGCGGTAGTGTCTCTTCATAAGTAAAGAAATATGTATAACCTTCCATTGGGATACCGAATCTTTTCGCTAAAATATCATTTCTTGTAGAAGGTACTTTTTCAGCCCTTTCAACATCTAGTTGATATGTTTCATATGTAACAGTTCTTCCAAGATTAGGATTAGCTTTTAACCACATTCTAGGATTATTTACTTCTTGAATATCATCAAGTTTATAATACCAAATAGAAACATGAGGATTAATATACTCGCCCTTAAGTATGTCCATTAATTCCATCTTTATTGTATCCCCACTACTATTACGAATAGTTCCTTCTGAACTCATTGCAACAATCAAATAGTTGTCAAGTTTAGAAGCACCCTGTTCAATAGCACCAACAACATCCTCACGAATATCACCAGATAACCATTCATCAATAGTAGCAATCATAGGACGTAATCCTTGAAGCTTATCAATTGACATAGGACGTATTTCTAATAAGGAACCAGTAAGAAAGTTTTCAATTCCTTTCTTTGTCGAGGCTAATTTTTGGCGATTCGCGCGTGAGCCTGTGGTATTTTGTAATGATCCTTCTGTCAGAAATTGAAAGAGTGGACCTCGTGCCCTAGTAATTGAAGTTCGTATTGGAGACACAACTTCTTCTGCTTGCTTCATTGTTGGAGCTGTAGTAATTTGATGTGTAGTTGATGTATCAACATTTAAGAAAAAATTGTGTATACACGAAGCATACATAGACTTAGCTGCGCCACGAGCAACAATTAAATATTGTTTATTAACAAGACGCTTTTTAATTCGTCTACGTATATAGGTTCCACCACGATTATTAGCTGTTGGTACATAAACACTTCTCTCAACGAAATAATACCATCCAAAAATTTGTTCTGCCCATAATTTAAACGTATCAAGTAAAGTCAAATCACTACCATCAGTTAGGGTGAGTTCAGATTCGCAAAAGCGAACAAAACCTTCTACAGCATCATCATCATAGAAAACCCCAGGATTTTCAATAAGATGATCT